GCGGGCGCTAGCCCCGGACGGGCCGCCAGGCCATCCGACGCCCACCCGGTGAGGTCTTAGTTACGAACCTTCGGAGTACTGGGCGTCCCAGCCGGGTCCGCCGAACCACACACCGAAATAGCCGGGAACCAGAGGCGGGTTGCCCACTCCATCCCAGAGGGGGTCGGGGCGCATGAAGTACTCGTTCGGCAACACCTTGTAGGTGAGGTCCGCGGTATCCGGGTCGGTCTTCGACCGCTGCTTCGACGCCTGCGAGTCCAGCTTGCACGCCGGGTAACCCTCGAACCGGTAGATGAACCCGCCCGACGTGCGGCGGGCGTACAGCAGGCCGATCTGGTATTCGGCGGTGGCCTCCAAATCGACGGTGGGGCCGGCGAAGTAGTCCGGCTCACCCGGCAGCGGCACCAAAGGCGTTCCGGCGCTGTCGCACAGCGGGAGTTCGTCTTCGAGGCGATGGATCAGCGGGTCCGCCGTCTCCGCCGCCACAAACCGGACCGTGTACGCCTTCTCCGTGGTCTCCGAATCGACGGGGAACTTCGACTGCAGCACCATCATGTCGTCAGAGGTGGTGTCGGGTTCACGCTCGGCGCCACCATCATCGGTTTGCGCACCGATCCGGAACCAGCCGTCGTTCGCGGCGGCCACATACTCGAACTTGCCGCTGACCCGCTTACGGATCAGCAGGTCGTCACGAGGCTGACCGTCCTGCGCGAACGGCGACCAGTTGATCGCGCCCAGAGCGGTGAACGGTGACATGTCCGTGGCAGAGCCACGGTTATCGCGGATGAACACCGCCTGCGCGCCGCCGCGCTCAATGAAGGGGCGATGAATGTCGAGGAATCCGCCGGCTGACATTGTCGTGCCGACTGCGGGCTGCGTCATTTAGTAGACGCTCCTTTCGGGAAGGGTTGAACCGGACGGCATCCGGCGAATAAGGACGGGCTGATTTGAACCCGAAGGTTCTGGCGGATCGCGGCCTAGACCACGACGTAGGAGAGGCCCAGCTTGTAGCGGGCCACATAGCGGGCGACGGTTTCGTCGCCGAACGGTTCACGGCGCGGTCGGATCAACACCGTCAACCCGTCGATCCCCGCGACGGACCCGTCAGAGAGGGTCACGTCCGGGTAGGTCAACCCCAACAGGGTCATGCGGCGGTGGACGTCGTTGGCCCACTGCTTCGCCTGCGTAATGGAGCCTTTATGGAGAATGTCGAGCTGAACCACGGGATCGTCTAGCCCCGTCTCTGGTGTGTCGAGACCGGAGACGCGCTGCACCAGAACGAACGGCCACGGATCGCCCTGCTGGCGCTCTATCGCCGCCCGGACTAGCGGCTGCAGCCAGGACACGACGAAATCCTCGGCGTCGGGGGCGTCCTCACCGAACAGGGGGGCGCTCATTCAAGACCGTCATCTGTGAGGTCCCCGCCGAAATGTTCGGCAACCCTCTGCCCCACCGCAAACGCCGGAGTGGGGGTGTTCGGGCCGTACGGCGACTTCGACCCCTCAGGGTCAGCCTTGGTGCCGAACTCCATCATGTGAGATTTCCAGTGGCGATTCCCAAACAGCCCTACTCCGTTGCGGGCCTTCTGCAGCACCTTCCACCCGGCCGCGTAGTCACCTTCATCAACCGGCGATTCAGCCTGAGCGTAGGGAACCATCTCATTTTCCATGACGTCGTTCAGGCCGGCGTTCACGTCAGCGTCATCGCCGATCATGCGCGCTATCTCAGCGTCGGAGTATCCGAACCTGTTAAACGCGTTCGCCATCAGGTCTCCGGACGTTTACACAGAATGGTGACGTGGTGCGTGGCCCCGTTCATGTCGGGTTTCGGCTGCACCGGCCCCACAATCTGATAGGTGACCCCTGAAACCTTCACTTCGCCATCAGGTTCGGCGGCGAGAACGGTTTCCACCGCGGGTGCTGTGCACTTCCACACACCGGTAGCGGTGTTGGTGAGATAGTCGGGGGTTTCCTCAGCCCTCAACGGGCGGAATCGGCACCCAGTTACCGCGGTCTCGGTGCGAACCTTCTCGCGGATTCCGCCGAACCCCGGCTCACCTGATTCGGTGACCGTCACGAACGTGACGGTCTGCCCACCGAAACTCATGGCGAGGGAAGGATCCTGAACTGGGAGAACTTCGCCGACAACTCCACATCAGTCGACATCAACGCCTCAAACCATTCGTACTCAACATCATCGATGCGCTTACGCTTCATGTCCGACGACTCGCGAGTGGAAGATTGAGACCTTGAATCGACCAGGTCGATAACTGCCCGCCGCCAATCCGCGGCCTCAGCTTCAGTGAACCCGTGGGTCATCGTGACCGTGATCCCGCCAGCGCGGGACGTCCAACACCCGTACGGATACTTTTCGACAGTCCCCTTGCGCCGGGACACGTCAAGGTTCAACACATCCACTGCGGAGCCGTTCTCCACCACCGTGGACAACTCGATCAGGTTCAAAGTCGGCAAGGACAACACTCGCCCGCCGGGGCCGTCAACCTCAACGACCTCATCCTCCCGAACTGGGGATACGTGCCAGCCGCAGAATCTGCGCGCAGCAACCAGCGCCTCGTCGACAGCGGCCTGAGCGGCGCTGTTGTTTTCGAAGCGCGCCAGGACCGCTGCCGGTAGGTCGGCGTATCCGAGTTCGGCCACCTAGACCTCAGTGGGGGCTTCGGGCTTCTCGGCCGGCTTGTCTTCCGGCTTGTCAGCGGTGTCACGGGTCCGCCGCCGCGTCGACAGGGAACGCTTCTCGCCCGGCGCGGCGCTGGCATCTTCCACCGTGGAACGACGCCGCTCCGCGTTGACCTCAACCGGCTCGAACAGATGCTCACGGCCCTTCACGCAGGGATCGGTTTTGTCGAACAGATCACCGGGACGGATCACCCGCGGCACACCGTTGCTGTCGGTGATGGCGAACGCTTCCCGTGCTCGAACAATGGACATGATGGTTTCTCCTTCAGTGAGGGGCCAACGAGTGAGGGGCGCAACAGGTCGTTGCGCCCCTCACCTCACGCTGCTACCGCTAGGAAGCCGTCTCCAGGTTCAGGATGCGGAAAGCGTTGTCGTTCACGCTGTCCGCGCCCATCCGGGTGTAGGCGTACCAGCCGCGGGTACCGTTCGGCCGGTTGTTGCCGGTCGCGAACAGATGCGGAATGAACTCCACCGTCATGCCGACACGGTCAGCGATGACGTAGTTCTGGAAGTTGCCGAAGATCGTGACGAAGTTGTCCGCGGTCGCCGACGTGTTCCAGGTGCCGTCCATTGCCTCAGCCTCACCGACCGGGCGGCCCAGCAGCTGCGCCGGACGGTCACCGCCCAGGTACTCCCACAGGCCGGCGCCGCCGTTGGTGTCGAACTGGCGGATCCGGTTGTAGATGAGATTGTTCGCCAGCCACGCGCCGCGGGAGCGGTGACGGGCAGGCAGAGCCCCATACAGGGCGTACACGTCGGCGAGGGCGAACGTTTCCGGGGTGGCGGGGGCCACCTCAGAAGCGGTGCCGGCGAGGGCAGTGACGATGCCGACGGGCTGGTTCGATCCGTCACCGAGACCGCTGATCAGCGCTTCGGCTTCCAGTTCGTCCTTGCCCTCGGCGAGCAGGGTCGCCACCGTCTGGGTGACGTTCTGCTCATCCTCCAGCGCCTCGATGGAGATCGGCACGAAGCCCTGCGCCTTGTGGACGGTGATGGCGGGCTGCCCGAACGACGGCGCGTCATCAGACACCTCGGCGGCTTCGCCGTCCCAGCTCCACGACACCGCAGCAGACGAAACACCGTGCCACTTATCGCCCGTGGCGACAACCTGGCGGGCGAACATGCGGATGTCGTTCAGCGAACCGTTCGAGGTGATGATCACCGTCGGGTCCAACTGGAACGGAACCAGGTAGCCGCCGGCGTTGTCGGTCAACGACATTGCGCGCACCTCAGACAGAGCCCGCGCCTCTTCGGCGGTGAGCAGATGCTGATGGTTACGCGACATCTTCGACCACGCCCGCAGATACGCGGGGCTGGAAGTGACCAGGCACTGCTTTGCCAGCCGCGAATCCTTGTCGTCGAACTGCTCGATGATGTTCGTGGCTGCCTGCCGGACATTGTCCGAAGCGCCCGACATCTTCTCGATAGCCGCCAGAGCGCGGGCACGCAGCTCACCGGCCACAGCGCCGGGCTCACGGCCGAAGGTGCGAACCTCCGACAGATCCCACGGGTTACGGAAACGGCAGTCCTCCACCGAATCCGGCTCCAGGATGGCGTCACGGTCGTAGTCGGCGCGCGA